CTGGTCACGGTGCTACATCGTTCACATCTGTAGTCGTAATACGGCACCTGCGCCTCCCTGCTTAATCAGATACACAAAAACTGATTAACTACTGGCTGACATTCAGCTCGTCCAGTATCTCCTGGTCAGACATGTCCTGTATTTTCTTGGCACCAACCACAGCAACGCCACCCGCGCCGAGCATCTTCACTATCTCAAGGCTTTCGGGGGCAAAGACCACGTAATTAAACGTGCCTTCGTCTTTTGTTGCATTTTCTGCCCACTCTCTTGCAGCCTGTTCGGTGTCAAAGGGCATAGACGTTGTGATAGAGCCGGGGTCGTTGTCGAATACCTTGTTCACTGACCTGATGCGGGAACGCCACTTGCCGTCCGCTTCCTGCAAAACGGCCACAACCTCTCCACCGCTCTTGTGTCTGCTTCCCTCGTCTGCGTATTTGATGCCCTTCAGGCCCTTAGATTCAAGAAAATCAGATGCCTCTTTCTTCCCCCCTAAAGACTCCTGGAGAATCTGAAGGATTCCCGCACCGTCAGCATCCTCTATGGTCTCTGCGCGTCTTGCTGTTCGCTCTGCGTCAGTGATAGAAAACCCAAACTCTCCGACATCAACCTCTTTTATCGCTTTCTGGGCCTTCTTTGACTGTTCGCTGAAAGGCTTGTCCCATAGAAGGAAGTCATCCTTATCGGCCTTCAGTGCCGCCTCATACACAACCCCGTTGCGCGTGAACTCTGGGACTACCTCATCCTCAAACCACTTGACTGCCTCTGGGGATGGGCCACCAAATTCCTTGACCCTATCTCTTACCGCAGTGATGTCACCCTCAACCATCAAGTCCTCGAGCATCTGCATCTTGTCGTACTCGGCCTGGGCCTTGTCGTGGGGCATCCGTGCCGCTTTGTCTTCTATCTTTCTACTGAAGTCGGTTATCTCGACACCACCTACCCGCATGTCAGGGTCTTCCGTAAGCTGGTCCCTGTATGAGCGTCCCGTGTCCGGTGCCTCACCAACGTATGCCGTGCCGTGACCGTATGCCGCTGCGCCCTCGCCCGTGCCTACTGCCTCGCGCTTGAATCTTCCGAGGGGTGCGCCTTCCTCTGGCTTGAACTTGTGAGGAGAACCGTGGAATACTCTCAACTCCTCCAGTATCTCTTTGTCGGACATTGAAGAGGGGGCTTTCAGTGCCGACTCGTCAAAAACGAAGACTGACGTTGGTTGGTTTACTCCCTCGCTTTGGCGTATAGCCTTAAAACCGCCCTCTTTTGCTTCCTTTATCGCGGCGTCAACGGCGTTTATATCGCCAGCAAAGGGCACCTCCTTCGCCTCAAACACATCACCCCGCTTTATAGCCCTCAGCTGTATCTCGTCATCAAGGCCTTTCTGTGTAAACTGACGGGCAAATTCTTTGTCTTCACTGAAGTGTCTACCCGCACCAAACGGCCCCTTGTTACCACTACTTTCCCCTCGGAAGAGGTTCAACTCCTCCAGTATCTCTTTGTCGGACATTGAGGAGGGGGCTGGGGCGTAATTGCGGCCCTTCCTCCGTCCCTCTTGAAATGCCTTTGATGCCGTGTCTGAGATATTAAACTCAATGGATGCTGTAACCCTATCGAGAACTCGCCCCTCGTTTGTTATAAACAAGTCTGCATTGACATCTACATCTGTGGGGCCAAAACTCATAGCCGCGTCCGCTTCGGCTTTTGATAAGACTCCTGCGTCTTCTGCCTTTGAAACTGCATCCCCATGGTTGAATCCCGCAAAGAATTTGTTGTCGGGGGTCATCACCGCAGCGGCTACAATCTTCTCTTCTGGGAGTTTGCCTCCCTCAAAGAATTTGAGTCTGTCTTTGGCTATTTCCCCAACCTCATCAAAGAACATCGACTTGGTTGCCTTCAGCCCTGCCTGGATAGGTTCGCCAACAACAGGCAACACACCCGCCAACCCAATGCCCACATTCAGCAGACTCGGGTCTTGCACCGCTGTCCCTATGTCCCTGACATCCCCAAGACTGACCGCCCCCGGCGTAAACTCGGACGCAATCTCAAACCCTACATCCCTACCCTCTCGCGTCATCTGCCCCGGCCCCGTTACCTGGGGGTCTATGCTGATAGCTGTGGGGAAGGTCTGCCGCTGCATACGCCGCCGCATCTCGTCTATCTCTTGCTGACGCTGCGTGACTTGCGGGATGCCCACTGCCGTGAGGTCAGGCGGTGCCGTCTGAAAAGTCCGTGGCACGATGTTGTCGAGGCGGGCAGGCATTACAAGCTCACGGCTTCACCCATCTGTGCCGCCTCACTCGGAGCGCCCTGGCCGAACTGCTGCCGGTTTATCGGCCCCGGCTCTTGTCCCTGCCCTGGCTGTCCCTGTCCCATCTGCGCCTGCAGCGCCTGCGCAAGCTGGTTCTCTGGCCCCAGCTCACCCTCGATGGCGGGCCACAAGTCCTCGGGGTTCAGCACGTCAAACCCTCTAACCAGCAGTTGCTCGGCAATAGCGGGCAGGTTCGGCGGCGGCTGCCCACTCACCTGCGCAACCTCTATCAACCCACTGAAGAGGTTCAACAAATCCAGCCACTGCTTTCTCTCGAGGGCTTGCGTGTTCGCGGCACTGCTGACATCTACCTCGAAGCGGTAACGGCCCTTTACCACCTCCTTGTCTACCTCTGACCACTCACCAGCCTTGGGGTCGATTTGAAACTCTATCTTGGGCTGGAACTGCGTGTGCAGCGCCCAGAACGCCTCGGCAGTCTCTACCTGGAACTGTTCAAAAGCGTCCAGGCGTATGCCCTCTCGAGCACTTGTGCGCCGCTCCTTGATGGCGCTCTCTGTGGCGGTGTCGCTGCCCGAGTCCAGAGGCTGCGGTGTGCCTGCCGCCCTGTCGCCCAAGCCCTGTATTAAGTCGAGGAACGCGCCCTTGTCGTTGGGGATGGTGAGGAAGGGCAGCGGCTGCGTGGCACCGGGCTGGTTCGACAAGCCGGGCACGCCTATCGCCGCACCATCAGCAGCGGTAAGTGCCAGCTCCACCTCGTTGTTTTGAAAGATGTCGCTGTCGTAAAAGATGATGTTCTTCTGCTTGCGCACGACGCCGAGGAAAGAGTCCAGCACCTCGTTCATCAGCAGTTGGATGTTGTCAAACCCCGCCAGGGCAAGGATGGGCTTCTGCAGCCACGTCTTCGTGCCCTGCCCGAACTTGAGCAGCTGCGCGGGGTAGCCATTCAAGCTCTCATAGGGCCACTCGTCTTCGTGCCGCAGGAGGATGGGGCCGCCGTTGTCATCGCCCTGCTCGGCATACACCGCAATAATGTTGCGGCGCTTCCTGCCGCTGATTTTAAAGTTCCGCGCCCACACCTCCCACACCGTCACCATCCCAAAGCCGTCGTCCTCACCAAAGCGGGGGTCGATGTCGGGGGCTTCTGTCAGCCGCTCACCACGCAGCTTGTTGACGGCAGCCCTGTCGTAGTTCGGATTGTCCATAATCTCGTCAAGAGGACGCACCGTCTTGAAGGCTATCCAGCGGGCATCCTTGATGCCGTCGCGGGCGAGGGGGTCTATGCGGAAGTCCTCGGGATACCACCGTATGCCAAAAGGCTGCTCTTCCTGGATGTCTACGTGGACATCTGCCATACCCTCCTCGAGGCGTTCTTCGTGGTCGGATATGTGGGGCTGGATGATGTCGTCCTTTACCTCATCAGAGATGGTGACGTCGTCCAGGAGCTTTCGGTGTTTTGCGATGTGGTCGATATGGTCGTGGTCCTTGTCCACCCGCGCAGGCTCACCCGTAGCCAGGAACAGGTTCTCCTCCTCCGCATCGTCAAACGACAGCTCTGCATCGTCGTTGATGCTCTCGGCACCGTCCTCGACGACGTTGGCTGTCCACCCCACCTTCTTAATCGCAAAGCCCCAGGTGAACGCATCCTGCAAGCACAGCCTGTCCTGGTGCATCTGGTCGGTGACTTTGTACCAGTGGTTTACCACCTTGCCCACGGGCACCTCGCCAGCCATCGAGTCGCGCCGCATCGCCTGTACACGGAAGCGCGGCAGACGCGATAGCATGTTCGCCATCGACTGCTCTATCCACGCATACGTAAGCGACGGTTTCACCCTCGAGGTGTTCTCCTCGGTGAGGGTAAAACTGTCCACGGCACGCTCCCGCTGCGTATATGCCACGTTCTCATACAGCGACAGGATACGACGCCCCACACGATACCAGGGCTCGAGCTGCTTGGTAGATTGCTTGATGTGACGGCCCCAGAAGGCGGCGCGATCACTCTTGTTAGTCGGGTATCCCATAATCTTCAGGTGGCCGTGTGTGTTGTTGGAACTTTGCCATTATCGCAAGGATGAATACTGCCCGGCGCTCCTCGTCTGTGGGGTCTACCGGCACCAGGCCGACACAGGAGAGGACATACGCACGTCGTGGTTCTAAGGGCCGCCTTGCGAAGTCGAGGTACATAAGTTTTCCATTGCACGCCTCCCGTAGCCGGGCTTCAAACGATTACCAACCCAGGGATGTCCGCTCCTGCGCGTTCAAGGGCAATGTGCTGCTTCTGCGTCACATACCTTCGCATTGGTGGTGACTTCAGCAACGAAGGCACAAACACTCTTTCGAGGAACCCGTTTTCATGCATACTGTCGTGGACAACGTCACTCCAATCTTCTGAAAACAACCGGCCATCGCCCATCCACATGGCCACACATAACTCACCGGCTTCTACCGGATGTAGCGTCTGGTGCTGTGGAGCTTGGTTGTATATCAACATGCCCTTACCAAGCAAATTCCCACCATCAATAGGGTTGCGAACCACACGCAGCATTAATCCCTTGCTCTCCCATGAGCCCAGCATTACACGCCTCCCGCGTATCCAGATGCCGGGATGATGCCAGCAGAACGCAGCCGACTCTCCCGCTCGATGTCGTTCCAAGTTTTCCCGCGCAGCGGCTCGGGCGGCTTCGGCAAGGGCTTGCCCTTCACCATCTCATCCAGCCTGCGCCCGAACAGCGACAGCACGTCCACCTGGTCGTCGTGACTCCCGTACGGAAACCTTAACATCTCAGCTACCAAGTCGTTATACCAGGGCGCGTCGGTGGGCAGGAACACCTTGCCGTTTGCCATCCTGCCCCGAATGCTCTGCGCCTTCTCATCCTTCTTGCCCGCTGCGCTGATATACTGCTCTGCCGTTGACAGGTAGCCCTCACTGCGCATCACACGCCGCAACAGGGGGGCCACACTCCGCTCTATCACCGTGTTCTCGGCAATATGGTCGCGGGGGCGGTGCTTCTTCATCATCCTCACGGCCTGCTCTACGCTCTTGTCCGGTGCTTCCTGTCCGCGCCACCAATCCGTGAGATATAAGTCGTCGTTGTGGTCTACCACGCCGACGCCGATGACGGTGTAGTCGCCAGCGCCGTGCGTGATGGCCCAATCGGAGGCCATGTAGCGTATGCCCTGCGGCGCTTCTCCCAGCCGGTATGTCTGCCACAAATCCTTGGCAAAGTACGCCGATGCGTCGGGCATCGGGTCGAGCAGCATCTGTGTAGAGAAGTTGTAGGGCGTCATCGCCCGGCGCTTGTCCTCGATATACTCTTTGGAGAACAACACTGGAGCGCCGGTTGCCGTGCCGTCCTGTGTGCAAGGATATATGCGAGGTCGCGCAACTTGGCGTTCCAGTATCGTTCCATAGGTGTCCGAGTCGTGGTAGCGCGTGCCGATGATGCGCCTGTGCCCGCCTTCCTTGCCCAGGTTGAGCGACAACTCCCAAGCGTCGGTTGTCTTCTTCACCATCTCCGGTGTCGTCACGCTCTTCTCTGTCACCACGTCATCATAAACGAGGATGTCAAAGTGCTTACTGGTGGGCTGGCCGTCTATGATGCCCCAGGCTTCTACTGTCGCCTCTTTGGGGTTGCCCGTGCGCTTGACAACTATGCCCTCGTCCTCACTCCACTTGGGGCTCTGGTTCCTGGGGTTGCTGTAGAGGGTTTCGGGAAACCAGCTTTTTAGTATTTCATTTGTCTCGAGCTCCTGCTTTATCTGCCGCAGGAAGGCTTTTGCTATGGGCCGCGTGTGGCTAAAAATGCCAACCGTTAAGTCAGGGTTGTTCAGGATGTTCTGCAGCGTCAGGGCGATGGTGATGACGCTCGACTTGTAATGCTCTCTCGACCACAAGTCCAGGCAGCCGTTGGGCTGCTCCTGCACTTCTCGGCACCTGTCCAGCACCCACTGCCGCTCTGCATCTTCCCTGCGCATACCGTAGCGCAAGAGGAAGAACAAATCATTTCGTGCCAGATTTGCGCAGTGGGACAACATTGCCTTGGGCGGCTGCTTCCTCAGCAAGTGCCA